ACAAAGAGATAAAGTTGGTAGTTCCAGCCAGCACCAAAGTTACCTGATAAACCATTTGCCTTTGTTCCAACATAATAATATTCAATGTCTACAAGAGCATGACCTTTTATCATTCCTTCTTTTGTTGGTATTCTCATAAAGGCATTATCCATGTATTCACTTAGTTGAACGATACCTTTGTTCCAAGAAGTAGAGCCGCCTGTCTGGTTGAACTGAACTGAAGGTGGTCCAAGTACAGCAACTGGACTTGTCTCTTCTTGATCTCTATCCCAAGTAAAGTCAGTAATGTCTGTCTCAGTAATAAAGTAAGCCTGTGTTTGCTGAATAACACCAGTAGTGTTAGTAGCAGAACCATCGGGTTTACTATCGTAGTTTTGGTTTACAACTCCATCTTTGGTCTTAGCAGGTCCGTCAATGGCTGAGTGAGGCATTTGCTCTTGAGCCATTTGTCCGTTGAAAGCAGAAAGTATTTCACTACTGTTCTCATTGTAGTCTGCATTATTTGTGTAGTTGCTTTTGAGTGGTTTTCTAACCGAATAAACTTTAGCCATTATCTTGTGTTTCCTCTTCCTGCTGGAATATTGATGGTCTTTCTTTGTCCGTCTACATACTCAAGTTGGTAAGAAACGATCTGGAAATAAGACGAACTACGGATAGAGAACCTAAACCAACTTACAAGTCCTGTGTTTACATCCCACCGTAGTCTTGCTGTTCTTGCCTCGCCCCACTGAGAAGTACCAATAACGGCGATAGACTTATCAAATGGACCAGCAATGGTAGGGTTGTAGATACTATCTTCGTTGGTTGTTCCATATTGTTCTGCCACAGCAGTAGGTCTTGTGCCTGCGGTTGTTCCGTCATCACGATAGTCAACAGCAGTTAGTAGTTCTATTTCGTTGTGTCCCTTCGTAACTACCTCTACTTCTACAGATAGAACCCTTTTCTTTACACTATCGTCTCCAAAGTCTAACCAAGCAGACTTCCACTCTGAAACAATATCTCTTGTTATTTGAGTTCCAATAAGGTAGTTTTCTCCATTGTAAGAATAACTGGTAGAGTTATCGCCACCTCTGTTACCAGTCCAAACTTGTAGGACACCGGGCTTCTCAGTTGTAATAACTGGGATAGGTAATGGACCACCTGTTGTTGAGGTCAAGTTTCTAAAGGCAGCAATAAATGTTCCATCGGGTAGAGTGTCTAAACTATTGATAGCAAAACTATTTTCCATAGTAGTGCTAGCATCTGATAGGTCGTGTCTAAAAGACCAAGAGATACCATCGGATACATGGAGCACAGAACACCTTGTGTTCTCTGTATTTCCGTCAACAGGGTAACAGACCCACCACTCTTTTTCTTTACGGCTGTAGGCTGCTGTAGCCCTTGCAAGAGAGGTTTTTGATAGGCGGTCTAACTCTGTTGTTATCTTCTGAGATATTTCTTGAACTTGGACTTTAGAGCCACCAAGAACACCACCGTTAATAAGATAGACACCATCATAAGAAAGAAATACAACCCCAAGATCTGGTATGTTAGTGATAGTGTTTGAAGCATTTGTTCCTATCTTTGAGTAAAGTCTAGAAAGAACATACTGAGTATTGTTCGCTGGGCGAAGAACATCAATAGCATGTTCTCTGAAAATAAGTAGGTTGTCGTAGTAAGGGAAGATCTGGGTAATAGCACCACCGCTTGTGTTACCTACATCATAATAGTTGAAAGAACCAAACTGCTCTGGTAGTCCTTGCTGAGAATAAATGATACGAGTTTCATTACCTTGACCACCAGCAAGCCACATGCGGTTATCCCAAGAAGCATTGTATTTGTAGGTAGAAGAGATAACTGAACTATCAAACTCGCTAGGTGCGGGTGTTAAAAGAATATCGTCTGGGATAGTATCAACAAAGTTTTTGGTTGTGTTATCATTTACCTGTTTTAGATAGAACAACTGAGCACCATCAACAAGTGTCTCGTTTCTTACATCGCCTAGTGTCTTTGTTCTGTATATTCTACGGGCTACTGTTCCCGGTGGACCTTGTGGTATGTTTAGTAAAACGGAGTAACCAAGGAAGTTATTGTCTGCTGCGTTGGTCCAGTTAATATAGTTTATCTGGGATAAAGGACTTTCTGAGCCTGTGTCTGTAATAAAAGATACACAATAACCATAGGTATTTACTTTGTCATCTGCGGTAAAACCTAGACCTAGACCCGTTCCAGTAGAGAAAGCAAGCCCAAACTTATCTGCTTCTAGTTCTGGATAAGATGTAGTTCCAGCACCAAAGTCAGCACTTCCCTGAAAGAACTCGGGGTCAGGACCAATAAGTTCTGGTGCTGGTGTTCTCTTGGTGAAACCAAAAGGTAAAGTTTTTTCTCTGCCCCAGAACTTGAGTGGAATATCTTTGCCGTTTACAATACAAAGAAAGCGACCGTAGGGAGCATACTGTTCGTCAGCATCATCAGACTTTGCTGGTGTTCTATCAAAAGCAACAGTAGAAACTCTGAGAAAGCTACTATCATTAGAGTGGACATAAACCATTTCACCATCTGAGGTCTTATGGATCTTGTAAACTTCCGCACCTCTATGTCTTTGCCAAATATAAAGAGCGGACTTGTCTGCTGAAATGTAAGTAGGGTTTGGTATTATAGCACCAAGTCTTGGAGTATCAGCAGGCTCCCAACCTTTATCATTTATCCAACCATAGCCAGTTGGATCTAGGCGGCAGTTCACAATGTCTCTAGCATCGCCCGGTGCTGTTAGCCAAGTTTGGTTTACACCAGCGGCTCTTATTTCTTTAGTGCTAATACTCTTCATGGTTATAGGCTCTTATTACGAAGGGACTGCTGGTCATAGATAAAGCGGTCACGAGGAACACCAAACTGACCTTTCTGGTAAGATAGGTCTGTTCTATCAACATACCGCTTCTCAAACTGCCTAAGTAGTTTTTCTTGCTTTCTTCGGTATTGCTCTGCTAATGTAGAGTTGCCTGACTTGTTGTAGATATCCTCAAGAGCACCATAAACAATAAGTGAGTGGAACTCATAGGGTAACTCTGGTGTATCAGTTTTTAGAACAAGTGGAGCAGGCTTGTAGTAGTATCTCATCTCAAGCCTACGGAAGAAGTCACGAAGGCGAGGTGGTGTAGTTGAGGCGGTCGTAACCTCTAGATACTCAAAGTCAAAAGCATCAATGCGGGGATAAGGACGGATACGAAGATGCTGTCCGTCGTATTCTCTGTAAAGTTTAGTGCCCGGTCCAAGAGCAGTAGCGGGATAATAAACCTTAGCATTAGCAACAATGTCGGCAGCAATAACTGGGTCATCTTGGTTTGCTGGAGCAATAGCACCAGTTGGAGCACCAAGAATAACTTGTCTCCATTGTGGTAGTCCAAGACGAGTTCCTGTTACTCTATCAAAGTTTGCATTGTACCAAAGAACTTTTCTTAGTCCTTCTAGGTTTCTTTTTGTTCCCGGTCCTACACCATAAGCACTGTTTAGGGACTGAACTGGTTGGTTATCAAAAGTCTTGAAGTTTACTTGTAGAGCATTAGTTCCGATCTGACCCGGAACTTGTATTATCTTCTCTTCTGAAAGAGGACCAACTTGTCCTGTTGGGTTCATAAAAGACCAACATAGTTCTATGTATTGTCCTGAAAGAGCACCCCACTCGCCGTTTGGATCTTCAGCAAAAATATGATCCCAAGTCTCTGCTGGTGGGACTATGGCTGGTGGAATAGGAATATAGGCTTCAGCATAGGTTTGTGTATAGTCTTCACGAAGTCCTAGTTCTTCATCGTGTCTAGGAAGGATGCCGTAAAGTTTTCCGTAAGGTGGTAGTATCTGTCCGTTGCCTTGGTTTCCTACTGGGATATCTCTGTGAGCAACAGATAAGAGTTCAATGCAGTCTTCTGGTAGGGTATAGAACCTAGCCTTTACTCTCCAGTCATTAATAGTGTTTGTAATAACACCACCAGTAATGCGGATAGGTTCAGCAACAGAAAGTTGTGTAGGTGCTAAGATCTGAACAATGGTGTATTCTCTGCTGTTGAGTTCAATGATGTTGCCTTCGTAAATGTCCTTCTTGTTCCATAGTGTGTTTACTGGAGCAGAGAAAGTAACAAGTCTTTGACCATCAGTAAAGAAGGCAGTAATAGCAGGTCCAACACCGGCAGTCTCTCGTTCTGAAGTAATGTCGGGGTAAGCCTCTAGAAAGGTTTGCTTCTCAGCAAAGTTCCATCTTTTGTTTCTCCAGATGTTAAAGTAAGCATTATTGATAAGGCTGTCTAGTTGGTTCGCATAAGCCTGTAGGTCTGGAGAGTAGTCAGTAATATTTTTTATTTGTTCTCTTATCTGGTTTAAGTTCATCGTTTACCACCTCACTTATGTATTGGCTGTCAAGTTATAAAACAAAACCCCCTCCCCGTAAAAGAACAGGAAGGGGGCATATTAGTTTATGTTAGTATCAAGCCATGCCGTGTAGGACATAGACAGTAGCAACACCGGGAGCACCAGCACCGTCAACACCGACAGCACAGGGTAGACCCGCAGCACCGATAGTGTCTAGTGAGCCAGCAGTACCAGAAGCACCGATGGTGTCACCCTGAGCATGAGCGAGGACATTTGCCTCAACAAGCCCACGGACAACAACTCGGGCAGCACCGCCAACAATGACACCACCAGAGCCATCATCGCTCTCAACATTTGCTGGACCGTCAACGATGCCTACAAAAGCGGTACGAGTACCAGCAGTTGAAGACTGAACGACCTGAATAGCCCGCTGACCGTCAGTAAGACCGCCAGTTACAAAGTCAAGTGATACAGCATCACCAGCATTTAGTGCCTCGCCAGCGAGGTAAACCTCAACCTGACGACGACTTGATGCTTCAAGAGGAACACCTTCACTAGCACCGCCGGGGAAAGCGGAGAACCTTTCGGTCTGAAGGTATTGAATAAGTGTGTTTGTAGCCATTTTGGTTTTCTCCTTTTATTAAATACCAGAAAGCAGACCGCATCCACGAAGATGGTCAGCGATCAACTGACCCTTCCAGTACAACTGTGCGGCACGGGCAGTAGTACCAGAAATGTGCTCAAACTCAGAAACGGAGTAGTCACCGTCAGGGTGCATGATCATCTTGACACCATCAAAGTTGAGTAGTAGTGCAGAGAAGCGAGTTGCAGCACCAGCATTGGCGGGCATCTCGTTATCCTGCTCCATTACTGCACCAGCGAAGGCGAGACGAAGGCGACCACCATCTAGGGTTTCACCGTCAATGTATCGCTCGTTAGCAAATAGGGCAGCCTTGTAAGCAGCGAAAGTTGCTGGGTTAGCAATGATACAAGAGATGTCACCAAATGGTGAGAACTGCTGAGCATCCTGATAGACAGTGGTAAGGTCGTCTACGACGGTTGCGGCAGTACCCTGAAGGAAGGCATTGAACCAACCGGGAACATTGAGGGTGTTCTTAGCAAGACCACCAACAGTGTTGGTCTGAGTAGCGGGGTCAGCCGCACCAGCCTCCATGAAGCCTGTGGTTGATGCTTCACCGTTTAGGGTGTTTAGGGTTGTGAGAACGGTAGAAGAGCCAGCGAGGATCTGGCGGTTGATCTCACGACGAAGCATAGACATAACATTTTTCATTCTTGCTTCTACGATCTTGACTACAGCCTTTTCGGACTGGTTCTCAAGTTCTTCCTTCTTGGTGATAACGATAGGTGCTACGAAGTCTGACCATTCGTAAATGGCAGGACGAAGTACATCGCTAACTGCGAGGGAAACTGGCTCGTAGCCAGTGGGTAGTGAGGTGATAGTTGAGTGGTCAACTACACTTAGAGGTCTCTGGATCTTGATACCTCCATCTTCATAGTCAATGCCGCCAAACTGCTGGGCACAGGCTAGGAAGGCTGTCTTACGGTACAACTGGTCAACTTCCTGATCTCTAATAGAGTAGAGGGTGGAAGAGAGCAGATCATTGGAAATAGCCATTGTTCTTGTCTCCTTATATGAACTTTATGGTTTATTGAAAATAAATAACATTGGACGAGTGTTCTCTTACGAGAGGTCGCTTTGTGTTTTTCATCGTCGGTAACCATGTTAGGTTCAGCACGAAAGGGAACACTTTCCTACCTATTAATAACCTGTCAAGTATTTTCATTTTTTTTCAGGTTATTTTTTTGGGCTACCTATTTACTGCATTCTCACAGAGTATTCGGTTGACGGCTACTCTTATTATTGGAGGTATCATGAGATGCAGTTTGATAGAAAGTTCTTTGAAGATAAGTTGGCAGAAGGCAAGGTTGCTGAAGCCTGTTGGTATAAAACCTGTACCAACTGTAGTGTAGTAAGTAAAATAATGGAAACCGTTTGGTGGCAACAACCTTGGGACTTCAATATGATAGTAAATGGTAAGCCCAAGACAGCGGAGATAAAGTTAGCCGCTGGTGGTCCTGAAGGTGGCTGGGATAAGTTCTGTGCTGAAACCTACACTATTGGTGCTGGTAAGATAGCAGACTGGAGAGCACACCATAAAGACATAGACTGGTATGTAGTCTACTCAGAAAGAGAGAAAGCCTTTCATGTTTATGACTGCTCGGTCCTAGCACATTATGTAAAAGAAAATAAGCCATCCCAACGACTAAACAAAGAAGGGACGGCTTATTATGTTTGGTTTAAAAAGGGCGATAAGAAAGCAGGCTATCTAACTACCATTCCTTACAAGACCAGTAACGAGCAGTAAGTTTATTCTTACCTTCTGGTTTATCACACTTATGGCGGGCTCGGAAAGACTTTCTTCTACCGGGCTCGCTTTTTCGTATTTTCATTTTGGCATCTCCGTAGCGGATAGTTTTTTTCTTGCCCTTAGAACAAGCGGTAACTACCTTCTTCTTCTTACCATAACCAGCCTCGCCCTTCTTGATACGGCGGGGTTTGTTACATGCTGTTGCTTTCTTCTTAGCCATCTTTATGATCCTTTCTGTTGCAGAGAACGGTGGTACTGATAAGCAGACCAAGCATCTTTGAACTGCGGGTTCTTCATACCACGGGAGTTTACTCTCTTACCATTAGAGGTTTTGTAAAGTCCCTCACGGCTTTCGGCACGACGAGCCTTCTTTTCAGCGGCAACTTCTTCCTTCTGGGCAGCAACCTTTCTAGCCTTCACTAGAGTGTAAGCATCTTCCAACTTTAGTTCAGGTCGTTCAATAAGCATCTTAGCAATATCTATACGATATTCCTTTAGATCTGGGTTAGCAGTTTTAAAACGATCTAGTTCAAGTTGTCTCTGCTTTTGTGCTAGTTCTTGCTGAAGAGGGGCTAGGGTCTTCTGCATCATGATAGCAGCCTGCCGTTCTATTTCAGCCTGTCTACCATTAGTATCCCAAATGTCGTTCTCGGTAGTGTCTGCTGCCTTTTGAGCAACTTGTTTAGCCCAGTCGCTATTGGTTAGCATTGCTTGCTGACGAACTAAGTTTTCTCGTTCGGCTTCAAGTTCCCTACGAAGGTCTGCTAACTCCTGTGTTTTACGGGAGTAAGACGACCGAAGGTTCTGGATAACCTTTCTACCGTTCTCTGGGATATGTTTGAGAACTTCCTGATAGGGCACACCTATCTTATGTTCTCCACTCATTACAGGGTCGTCACCAAACTCTGCTGCAATGAGAGCATCAATGTCAAATGTATCAACAACTTCGGCTGGTACATCTTCTACTATGGTCTCTGCAACTTCGGTGGTGTCTGCGACAGTCTCAGTTACTTCTTCACTCATTTTGTTTTCTTCCTTTTGTTTTGGTTTATTTTGATAGCGGCAAGTCTTTTCTTGGCGGCTTCTTTTGTCTTAGACTTACCCGCTACATTTTTTATTTTATAGCCGCCCTTGACTTTTTTGATAGGCATTACATACGGCTCATCATTAGTTCGTCCATGTCTTTTTCAGACATTTCTCCTTCAGTCTCTTCAGTTTCCATCTCTCCCATTTCAGCCATTCCTTCATCCTCTTCTTCTCCAACTCCTTCCTTAAGGAACTGGCGAAAGTCTCTGGAGTTGGCTAGCATTTTTAGTTTACCAGCAAGCATAGACACATCACGGTCGTCCTTTACGGCATCGCCTAGTTCAAACTCCATTTCGGCATCTACGATATCTCCTGCTACAGCATCTCCGACAGCAGCCTGTACCATCATTAGTTGCTTTACAAACTCTTCAGGGAACTGGGTTTCATCTTTGGCAAACTGGGGATATTCTTCCTCAATACCAAACATGGGTAGTAGTCGGTTGTGTGCCGCTACTAGTGAGTTTAGGGCAGACTTGGAAAAGTCTCCCATAGGTGCTGCTTCGCTGTAGTATTCCTGTTCAGCATCTTCTACACCTTGGACAGCAACCATAAGGGCTGCTTCGCCTTCCATTTTTTCTGGTGACATGCCTTCCATATCAAGCATATCCATTTCCATTTTCTTCGCCATAGTAATGTCTCCTTATTCTTGTTTTAGCATTTCGTGGGCTGGGAAAGTTTCAGTGACTGCTTTGATCTTGTCACCGTTAAACTTGGTTAAGTTTTCTTTGTAAGTTTTGTTTACAGCATCTTGTTCGTCTTTCTCTTGTTTCTCTTTCTCTAGTCTGTCGTCAATGTAATGAGCACCTAGTTCGCTTTCAGGGATAAAGCCTTTGGCTTTCATTTCTTTTTCCTCTACTCGCTTAGAACTAACAGAACGACCAAGAGCCCGAGAGTAATAGCCATTACCAGATAACCCATCTCTCCAGTCAACACCCCATAGAGAGGCTGTCTTGGCTGGTGTAGTTATTTGTCTTTTCATAACGAGGTTACACTCGCCGCATATTTCTTCACTATCCATACGGCTGATAGGCTTGATAATATCTTCTTTCTGTCCGCAACAGATACATTTATAAACATAGATAGGCATTCATTTTACTCCGGTACTGGTAGGGGGATAGTAGGTGCTTGTGCTACAAGTTCTTGTGCCAAGGCTTGAGCATCAGTAGTGGGCTGCTCTTGTAGGGCTTCTGCCCCAGATCTCTTAGGAACAGATGCTTCTTCAGGCTTCTCTATCTCCAAGAAAGTTTCAGGTAGATCAAACATGCGAATAACTTCTTCACGGATCTTGTTGGGGTCAACACCAAGTTGTCCAAGAACTGGTAAGAGTTCAAGCAACTGTCTCTTCTTTAGATCATTACTAAGTGGTGTTGCTGCTTGGTCTAAGGCAAAGTAACGGAAGTCATGGTCAAGAGTTTCTGACCTTACGAAGCGAGGTTCTTTCTTTACCATAATAACAGGCTTCTCGTCATCTTCTAGGGTAAAGACCATCATACGAATAAAGATATCAGCAATGCTTTCAATGGCTTCGTCTCGTTCTCTAGCCATGCGACCTATCTCACTAGCGGTGTATTGTGCTAGGGCTGTTACCTCTGTAGCAGTTGCTTTGGTAGCCTCTCCCTTAGTAAAGGGAGCAATAATAGAACCTCGTTGAATATCGCTTTCTACCATGTTAAGGTAACGATCAAAGTTCGTGGATAAGTTTGTAACTGGAACTTCCCGCATGACACCAGCAAGGTCA